AAACTAATAATGATATATAGGAGATAGTGATGAGCATGAAGAAAAATTCAGAAATAATACTACCTTTTTGGCTCAAACTGTTCTCTAGTAAGTCTGAGGGCACCGTTGATCAACTGAATGTTTCTCACGATTCCCTATCAAGAATAGCAAAATTGATTAGTAGTGGAAAGACCGTAGTTTTAATGGGTAAAGATAAGCCATACAAAATATATCGTGATGAAAATAATGAAATCGCGATTGAGCCAATAGATCAATTTAGGTTTAGATAGCGGGTAAATACTTCTGCTATAACCCTGTTTCCTTATAATGGGATAAAAATCTTTGTTTTTATGTATGAAAGTATATTGGTAAATTGCATGAGCTTTAAGTAAATTCAAAGTTAAAAGCATTGATTGTTTAATCATGCCTAGGGATTGTTGACGGTATAATTGTTTTTATGAACAAAATAGTTTCCACTCATGTTATGTATAGAGGTTCACTAATCTCAGTCAATGACCTCAAAGATAACTCTAATGTTAAAGTTGTAGTGGAATGTCCTCATGGCCAGAGAGTCGTTCGTTGGAGCCGTCGACATCAGCTATGTCGCAACTGCGCTTCAGAGCAAGGCTTATACAGCACATCTAAACCTGGAAGAAAAATAACATGGGGAGATAAGATATCTGAGGCTAAAAAGGGCAAAAAGGCTACTGAAGAGCATAAAAAGGCACTAGTAGAGGCTCGTAAAGAAAAGTTAGCTAAACGACTCGGCAAATCAGCTGAAAACGTGGAGTTTCCAACAAGGTCTCCTCAGTATAAGATTAGGCTATTTATGATGAGAGCGTTAAAGAAATCTCCGTTAAATAGTTCTTTAGCGCAGCAAGACGACTTATTTAAAAAATATCTAAACTATTCTGTAGAAGATTTAAAGGCCCACATAGAATCACAGTTCGAGCCTGGGATGACTTGGGACAACTATGGAGAATGGGAAATAGATCATATTAAGCCAGACAGCTGGTTTAAATACGATTCTTTCGAAGATGAGGGATTTAAGCAGTCTTGGGCGCTAAGTAATTTACAGCCCATGTGGGCATCACAGAATAGAAGGAAATCTAACATATATAGCGGGAAGTTTAAAGAAAAGATAATTTATTTTTTATGTGGTCAAAGCGGCGTTGGCAAAACAACAGTAGCTAATAAGTTGGTAGATTACTTCACGATAATAGACAGAGACAATTTTAAGAACATAAAGGATTTAGATAAAGAAATCGCGAACAACTGGTTTAACGATAAGCCGATATTGTTACAAATTGGCGTACACATTTCCACAACAATTAAGCGCTATGAGAAGAAGGGATATAAGGTAATACCATTTTTTATAATAGAAGATCCTGCTGTTGTCATGGAGAGAATTCGTAGTAGAGGCGGTAGCCGTATTAGCAATGTTATAGCTCGTGGAAAGCGAATTAGATCGTTGGCGCATAGCTTAAACGCTTACTGCAACAATGCGGACGCTATGGTACAATACTTAATAGACTATGGGAAAAAAGCCGCTAGAAATTGACATGATTGCTGGCTCTCAGCTTAGAGACACTCAGGGCGAAATGTTGTCCATAGAAGGAGCTGATATATCAGATTTGGAATCTGGTAGAGGCCGTCTGAATGACAACCACGGCAAAGGCTTTTTCAACTGTATTGGTCGTATTACTAGCGCCAAGAAGATCTTCAAGTTAGAAGATTGCGAAGACGATCGTCAAAGGTATTATTGGGAAAAAGTTAAAGCCCCATTTATCTATGTTAGAGGCTATCTTTACGACGACGAGGACCACCCAAATGCTAGAGCCGCTGCTGCGATATTAAGAAATATTCATAAGACTGACTCACCTCTCCAGCTCAAAGCCTCTGTGGAGGGTGGGGTCATCGCTCGCGGCATATCTGATCCTTCTCTCCTCGCACGAACTAAGATCCACTCTGTTGCTTTAACTTTCACTCCCGCTAACAACAATACTCTTGTAGAGCCCATTAGCTTAGATAAATCTAGCATAGATGAAGAGGCTGACATGCTTCTTATCAAGTCAGTTCTTCATCTAGCACAAACCAATGTGCCTTCCTTTAGACACATTGTACGTGACGCTTCAGCAACACGTGTGCAAGCTAATTTGGCTAAGATAGCTGAGTTAATGAAGGAACTGGGGATTGAGGGCGAAGTTAGTATACCCTCAAAACATAAGATTATCGAGAAAGCCCTTGAGCACAAGATAAAGAATAATCTGGTTAAGATTAGAGATGGAGTTAAGTTACTAAAAGAAGAGCAGATGGAGAAGGGTGTAAAGGAGGCAGTTGCTAGCGCATTGACTGCTGCAGCAATTGCAGGCGCACCTCAAAAAATCTCTGAGCCAAAACAACCCACACCTATAGTTGCTGCTAAACCATCTCAAGCTCAGACAAAGACCGAGAACAAGCCTAAAGTTTCTCACGAAGATGTCTTTAAGCAGGTAGCAAGCAAGCACCCATTGTTAGGCGCAATTGGTCAAGTTGAATCAGATGGTGGCAAGAATTTAAAACACAAAACTGTTACCGATAAAAACAGTATACATTACGGTCATACTGCTGGTGGCATATTCGGTATGATGCCGCATGCCGCAGCTTTTATCATAAAGAAAGATAAGAAGTTGGCTGAAAAATATCCTGAGCTAGCTGAGGCTGCTAAGGATATTAACTCTAATCATAAAAAATTTACAGATAGGTTTAATGAAGATCCTCAAGCAGCAGTAGATTTTGCTTTGTCTATGTTTAACCGCAATAAGAATAAAACTATAAGCAATCATCAGCTAGTTTATTCTTGGTTAAATGGTTTAAAGGGCTCTTGGAATGCTCTTAATAACCATGGCCACGATGCTTTAGAAAATCATGAGTATGTAAAGAGAGTAATGAACAGCTATTCAAAGATGCTGCCCCAGCGATCTATTACTTCTCAAAAACCAACCGATTCATTAAATAAGGCACTTATAGCTGGGTATGGAGGTGCTGCAGCTCCCTCTAGTAGAGTTGGGGGCTCAGTCCTTCAGACCGAATCTCTTGAAGATGGTAGGTCAGGTTTTAAGTATTTAACCTGTGATAATTGCGGTAAAGAGCAGATTTATGCTAAATATCAGGTTAAGTGTAGACATTGTGGCCATAATTTCAGCTTTAAAAAGTTAGAGAGTATAATAGCTAAAAAAGGGTAAAATAAGTAAACAATATGTGCTTGTTTAAGCACAGGTATATGGTATATTATTATTAAAACGAATTAAAACTCACATAAGGAGAGAATATTCATGGCAAATTCTGCACAAATTCTTCATAAGTTAGCTAGAAACGCTAGAATGCTTGGCTTACAAGTTAACTCTGAAAGCGCAACAGCTGTCGTTATCGAAAATGGCGCTAATGATATCACTATTGGATATCAAAACGCTTCATTTAGCCCAGCTATGGTTGGTGGTGTTGATGGTAGTACATCTCCGTTTTTAGGTATCGGAGTTGGCAATCCAGGTAAGATCACTATCACTTGCGCTGATGCTGCCCTTTCTCAAACTGGTATGAAAGTGTTAGCAATGTGTGCTTCAATGGCTAACGACATTGAGGTTTCATTGAACGGCGTTGTAACTCAGATTCGTGGACACAGCGATCTAATTGGTCTTGGCCAGTAATTCAGGTGTAGCCGACAAGGAGCAAGTGTGATGGATGCAAAATTAACAAAAAGCTTGACGGATCTGATCGACGAGACTCTTCAAGAGTTAGAAGAGTTGCGTAAGTCACGTTTCGCGGCGACTGAAATTAAGCTTGAAGGACCAGGCGAAGGTATTGCTGGTAAGCCGTCTAACGGAGACCTTAACGCTAAGAAAGCAGAAGACGATAAGAAAGAAGACGAAGAAGAAGATAAGAAGAAAAAAGAAGAAGAAATGGATAAAGCTGAATACTGCAAGAAGGAAGAAGACAAAGACAAAGACGAAGAAGAAGCTGAATCCATGGATAAAAAAGAAGATAAAGAAGACAAAAAAGATAAGGAAGAAGACGAAGACGAGCCTCATAAAGATGATCCTAAGCATGAAGAGAAAGAGAAAAAGCTTGCTGAAAAGCTTCTTGAAATGCACAAGAAGGAGATGAAGAAGTCTTCTGAAGAAACTAGCTCTCTTATCAAGAGCTACGTTGAAGAGCGTGTAAAGCCTCTTGAGGATAAGTTGTCCACAATTCTTGATCTAGTGAACAGAATTGCTGAACAACCTCTTCCTCCAAAAGGAGTTACAGCAAGAGCTACTCCTTTGCTTAAATCAGCAGATGAAGGCTCAGTAGAGTCTCTTAGCAAAGCAGAAGTAGCGAATAAATTGTTTGAATTGAAGAAGTCTGGTACTCATGTCGATTCCTTAGACATTGCTAAGGTTGAGATGGGACAAGACCTCGCAAGAATTATTAAAAAATATCAAATTTTGTAATTAAAGGAGAACACGAATATGACTGACGTAGTAAATCAAATCTTACAAGGTCTTGATCAAGGACTTGTATCACAAAGCGATATCGAGGCGTTAAACAAAGCGCTCACTGCTGGTTACGGTGGAGCAGGAAAGCCCACAGACTTAACATATGGTGGTGTACTTCAAGCAGAATCATTAGAAGCTACACTTAAGAGTGTAACTTTCGATATGAAGAACTTGAAGTTTTGGCCTTCCATCTCTGTGGATAAAGCCTACAATCTTTTCGAACAATACAACCGATTGATCAGCTATGGTTCTGATTCCGCACCATACATCGGTGAGGGTGGAGCCCCAATTGAGGAAGATTCTACATACGTACGTGACGGTCAAAAGATCGTGTTCTTCGGAACTCGTCGTAAGGTTTCACACCAAATGACGCTTGTTCGAACTACAGTTGGCGACATCGTTGCTCAACAAGCAAAAGAAGGTACTATGCACCTTCTTAAGAATATCGAGCGAGAGATGTACTGGGGACACGCTCACTTCTTGAATCGTCTCGATGGTTCTAACGACGGATCAGATGCCGCTCTTCCTTCAAACAGCATCGCGATGAACGGTCTTTTAAAACAGCTTAAAAAAGGTGACACAGATGTTTTAATGCGTTCTGGTGACTTTGAAGGTTATGGCGATGCAAAATCGATTGTCCAAGATCTTGGCGGCAACATCATCGCTCAAGATGATATTGAGCGTTTAGCAGTTATTGCGCTTGAGAACTTTGGTCATCCAAATGAGTTGCATATTGAGCCTGCTGCTTTATCAGCTTTCGTTAAGCAATTCTATCCTCAGTTCCGATCAGCTCCTGGTCTTGCTAGCCAAACAGTTGGTTATGATGTTAGTAAGATGGTAACCACTGCTGGTACCATCGACTTTAAACCAAACTTGTTCTTAAGACCTCGTGCTGGTGCTAGAGCATTAGCTGTAAGTGCTCTTGCTCCTAACCTTGGAGCTTTCTCTGTTGCAACTGCAGCTACAGGTTCAGGATCAGCTTATGCTGCAGGAACTTATCAAGTTAAAGTTACTCTTGTTAACGATGCCGGTGAGTCTATTCCTTTCCAAGCTCCTGCCGTTACTTTAGCTGCTGGTGAAAATATCCAGTTAACAGTATCAAATATGCCTGCAGGCGTTAAGTACATGAAAGTGTACGTTTCTGCTCCTGGTGGAGCTGTTGGTACTGAGAAGTTTGCTGGAAACTTTGCTAATGCTGGAAACACTACTTATACTCTTGCTGGACGTAAGCAAGCTGGTCTTGGTGAAGCTTTCTTGCTTGATATGTCTGCTGAGTGTATGAAGTTCAAGCAATTAGCTCCTCTTAGCAAGATCAACTTCGCGATTGTTACAACTGCACTTGAGTTTGCTATCGTGATGTATGGCGCGCTATTTGTGTATACTCCACGATTCAACTGCGTATTTGAAAACGTAGGTAAGTAATAAGTTCTTGATTTAATTCAAGAATTAAAAGCCAAGCCTAAAAACAGGCTTGGCTTTTTTATTTCTTAATAAGACATTGCACCGTACATGCATGCATGTTGTTGTGTTGTTTGGGTATAATTAGTGTACATGGGCAAAACACCAAACCCAAAATTAGCAGACAAAAATTGGCTGCAAGAACAGTATCTTGTTCAAAAGAAATCCTTGAGAACTATTGCTAAAGAAATAGGCGTAACAACAGCTGTTGTGTCAAAATACGCAAAGAGATACTCTATCTCTTTAAGAAATAGGGGAGAATCTAGAGCGTGCACTATCAGGAGCAAAAACTCAAATAAAACTCTGACAATATGCAAAAAATATCCACAACTGCAAGATAGAGACTGGTTATATCAAAAATATATAGTTGAAGGCCTCTCAATGAGGCAAATTGTTGAGCTCATTGGTATATCAAATAGAAGATTGCTTAAGAGAGCATTAAAATATCACTCAATACCAATTAGGTCTTTGAAAGATGCTCGTCATAATCGCACTATACACGGCCGCACTAAAAAAGCACCAAATCCTATCATTGTTCAAAATGAAGATCATATCGTAGATTCATACAAAAACGGAGAATCTATAAGATCCATCAGAAAAAGGCTTGGTCTATCAAGGGATGCAGTACATAAACTCCTAACATCCAAAGGTGTGATCCTTAGGTCTTCAGGTGAAGCAAACATTGGCCGAAAGCACTCTAAAGAGACACTGATCAAGATGTCGCAGACAGCATCTACTCAGATCCTAAATGGAATTAGATCTTCTCACGTTAACGGTAGAAGAGTTAACTGCTTAACTCCGCATAACGGCTTTGTGACCATGAGATCTACATGGGAAAAGAAGTATGCTGAGTACTTGAAAAGTCAGGGCATCGATTTTTATTATGAGCCAAGAAGCTTTCAACTTTCTAATGGAAAATCTTATGTTGTAGACTTTTATTTACCGGACACTCAGACTTTCGTTGAGATAAAAGGCTTCTTGTCTGAAGATCAAAGCGAAAAGTATCAGCTGTTTAAATCAGAATATCCAGACTTAAAGTGGCAGATATTAGGAAAAGAGGATCTGATAAATATGGGCATTGATTTAAAGACCAAGATACAAACTATATATCTCCTGATAGGAGCTCCAGGCTCAGGTAAATCGTGGGTTGCAAATCAGCTTACTGACAAGTTCTGCTATGTATCATACGACAACAATCCCAAGAAAGATCATCTGACGCTACTTCGTGCTCCCTCAGATAAGCCTAAGCTATACGATCCAACATTTAAGATATCTACTTTTATAAGAAGACACTCTGATGAGTTCGATATAAAGATAGTTGCTATACAAGAAAATGAGCAAACTCTTAGAGAGAGAATTGCGTCTAGAGGCGGAACATGGACAGAAACGATCTTGAAGAGAAACGAGCAAGTTCGAAAGCGTTTTGAGAAGTATGGAGCTGATGGTTTCATAGGTAGTTCTGATGAATGTCTAGCATATTTAAAGTCTGTGTTATAATAAACATATAAGAGGCGTATATGAAGAATATTGACTGGAATCAGTGGATTTTAGAGAAGAACTTGCAGTACCAGCTTGAGCAGCTAAGTAAAGTTGCCAGGGACATGGAAGGTGAAAAGCTAGACGCTAGGATGATAATGTCCGAGTTAGATTCTATTATTCGTAATGCTGAAAATATTAAGAAGCACTTAAATGAAAATGATGTTGCACCAGACTGGGTTAAGTCTCAAGTAAGCAAAGCTGCTAACGATATTTCTGGGGTAGCTGATTACATAATGAGCATTAAGCATAAAAAGTAGTATGTCTATTATCGACGAGATCGAAGAGTTATTTAAAAGCGAAGATTTTGCGAAATCTGTCAACAGAAACGCATTGAACGCTCTTTTTAGAAATACTGCGATCCTTAGAGATCCCAATCTCTCCGCTGAGCAGAAGCAGCAAGCAATAGAAAATATTAAAGCAATAACTCACAATCTGCAGCCTAAACCCATAAACATCTCAAAGCCTAAAAAAACAAAAGTCACAAAGCCTGAAAAGCCTGCAGAAGCTGCTACAGAGACCAAGTCCATCAAGCCTGTTAAAGCAGCTCCTGCTGCGCAGACCACAAGTCCAGCAGTAACAGAAACAAAAGCAAAGCCAAAAACTATTCCTACTCCTTCTTCAGAAGAACATCCTTTTCCAGAAGATTTTCATATTCATCATGGGGTAGATCCTATAAAATTTAAAGCCGCGTGGGACGCTATGTCACCGGAACAGAAAAAGATAACACTTGATTGGCACAAAGAGCAGTTAGCAGCAAAAAACATAAATAAGTCTCTTGATAGACTATATAAGCTGTTTGAAACTCTTAAAAAACACATATAACAAATAAAAACACATTTGTATAATGTCTTCTATGAAACGCGCAAAATATATTTGTTTTGAAGGCACAGAGGGTGTCGGCAAAACAACGCAAGCAGAAAAATTAGTTGATTACTTAAGATCAAAGGGCTATAAAGTCTTGCACACAAAAGAACCGGGAACTCAGCATATACCGCTTACGATGATGCTTCGAGACATCATGCTGAATAATAAGTACGACGATATCCTAACTCGCCCTGCTAGAGAATTTATTGGTCAGGCGATCAGGTCTATTCATTTAGAGAAACTAATTTGTCCAGCTCTTAAAGAATACGATTTTATCGTGCAAGATAGAGGTTTACTAAGCGGATATTCGTATGGCATGGCTTGCGGCAATAAATACGAAGACCTTGCTTCCATGACTGCACAGAACTTCAGATCTGCCCTTGATTCCAACAACTTATCTTCTACACCAGAACTTTTATATGATAAGGTTGTATATCTGCGGGGTAATATTGTTAAAGCTCTTGAGAGAGCTAAAGCATCAAAGAACGAGTTTGCAGAAGGAGACGCCATGGAATCCCGCGACACCTTATTCCTAAACAGGGTGTCAGAGAACATGAACACGTTGTCTTATAGATTCAACACGATTGTGATAGATATTGACGGAAAAACTGTCGATGAAATTCATTTAGAGATCTTATATAAACTTGGAATGGAGTCATGATGGCAAAACGCAATAAATCTAAGGCAAAAAATAAAGTTATACTATACGATCCACCTAAAAACGGTCCCAAGGTTCTATTGTTTGATATCGAGACTGCTCCCATGCTTGCATATGTTTGGTCCCTTTGGGATAATGACGTAGCATTGAACCAGTTAAAATCTGATTGGCATATACTTAGTTGGAGCGCTAAATGGCTAGGTTCTCCGCCAGATGAAGTGATGTATATGGACCAGCGCCATGCTAAAAATATAGAAGACGATTCTCATATACTTAAATATATCTGGGAACTGCTAGATAAAGCAGATATTGTAGTGACTCAAAACGGAAAATCTTTCGACCAGAAAAAACTTAACGCTAGGTTCATAATGAACAAGTTTCAGCCACCAAGCACGTATAAGCATATTGATACGAAGCTTATGGCAAACAAGTACTTCGGTTTTACTTCCTCTAAGTTAGAGTACATGACGCAAAAACTTTGCACTAAATACAAAAAACTAAAACCTAAAAAATTCTCTGGTTTTGAGATGTGGCGCGAATGCTTAGCTGGCAATCAAGAAGCATGGGAAGAGATGGAGTTATACAATAAATATGATGTCCTTTCCCTAGAAGAGCTGTATAAGATCATGATTCCATGGGATAGCAGTATTAACTTTAATCTTTATCACGACCGTGAAGAGCATGTTTGTAAGTGCGGCAGCACGTCGTTTTATAAGAATGGTTTTTACTACACAAACACCGGAAAGTATCAGAAATATAAATGTAAGAAGTGTGGAGCTGAGACTAGAGATAGAAAGAACCTATTCTCTAAAGAGAAGCGTAAATCTCTTCATGTTGGTACGCCTAGAATATGATATATTAAAGCATGAGCTGACAGAATCTCTTTCTTAAGATATTTAAGAAAACAGCCCGAAAAATTAAGTTCGGTTTGCGGTATAATGTCTCTATAGCCTAAGGAGATAGAGATGCGCACAAGTAATCTAGCAAATCAAGCAGTTAGACAATCAGAAGTTGGCCATGTTTGGGAAGAAGTGATCACTAACGGCTCAGGAACGATAGAGGTCCCAAAATATTCGACTTTTAGGGTTAGAGCGGCAGGCGCCGTCACTGTCACAATAGATGGTGTTCTTGCTGCAACAATGACTTCTGGTGAAATACTGCTGTTTAATGCTGGAGGAGGTGCTGGAACACCTGCAGCAGACCTAGTTCCAACCGTCACGGTTGTTATTACTGGAACAGCTTTTGTTCAGGTTGCAAGAAACAACGATCGCAGATCATAAGGGGTATGAAATGGAACTTAAGAGTTTCAGGGAACTACTCCTTAAGAAGGCAGAAGATAACCCAACATTACAAACAATAATAAACGCCATGGGAGATGATTTAATAGCCGAAAAGGTTATTGAGTCTCTTGAGAAGATGGCTCGTCCCCATGCTTCTATGGGGCGCGCAGCAAATGCTGCTATCACTGCTTTTGCTAATCGGATGACAAATAAAGACGTTGAGATGATCAGAGATGCATTATCCCACCATGTCTCGCATTATAAATCTGCTTTAAAAAATAATAAGAGAGAAGTTGCTGATAAGCATTTGGAAAAGATTATCCCGCTCATGCATCTTGTTGCAAGAGCTTCTCCTCATTCAGGTGGTCAACTTGGCCTAGATTATGTTCCTCTTGAGCCATGGGAATCTAACTATACAACGATAGATAGACGACCAGAAACAGGCAAATTGATTGAGGGAACTAAGGGACTTGGAAGAAGACCCAAGAAAAGTACTGGTCAATCAAAGTATGGTATATCAAGGTCTGTACCAGACTATAGATACTTAGAGATGCCTCCACATGGAGGGCATAGCGACACTAAGAGATTGCCTCATAAAGGTGGTTACCCGTTTGAGGAAATACAGGTTGGAAATCCTGCTAAAATTGATGCTAGAGAGGCATATCTGCATATTGCTGATGTTGGTCCGCAAGACGAATTTGTTCCACATCCATTCGATTATCATCCGATCCATTCGGTTGCTGACATAAAACAGGATCGTCTAACTCCAGACAAGATGAAAGAGTTTGTTGATGCTATGCATAACTGGCATGAGTCCGAGCACAACAAAAGATGGATTCAGAGCTTAAAAGAGGCTCATTCTAAAGATCCAGAAGGCTTCAAGATGCGAGGTAAAGTGAAACCACCTCATCATTTTGAGGGGTTAAAGCTTCTTGACCAACCTGATCATGCTAAAAGGGTGATGGATCATTTGCCAGAAGAATTAAAGGCAAAGTTTATGAAAAAGCCAGAAGCTCCTTCACCAGAGACACCTAAAATTGAAGCTGCTCCTACGCCTAAGGTTGAACCAGCGTCTACACCAAAAGTTGAAACAACTGCTGCACCTAAAGCCCAGACAGCTTCTGCACCAAAGGTTGAGGCAACCCCTAAGCCAAGTCTTTCTGAAGAGCACATATCTAACCTGCCACCAGCACTTGCAAGCAAATTCTTGAAAAGAGGTTAATATGCCAGGTTTCGTAAAAGACAAAAAAGACGAAGCTATTTGGCAAAAAGCAAAAAAGGCTGCGTCAAAGTCAAAAAACAAATCAGAAGATTCTTTCTCAGACCAAGATTGGGCACTTGTTAACCATATATATCACAAGATGAAAAAAAGCGTTGAATCTGCTAAAGAGCTCGACGATCCTAAATTCTTAGAAGATGCAATTAACGTTTTAGAAAAAGCCCGTCGTCGTCTTTCTGATGAAGTAGTTGATCCACTAGAAGCAGACGATGATGAATCAGAGTTTAGTGAAGGCTTTAGAGAATTTGATCCATACGAAGAAGAAGAGTCAGCTGGAGAAGACTGGCTGCGAGAAAACGATCCAGATTATAGAAAAGGAGACGATTATGAGGAGTACGGTGATGACGAAGATGAAGATCTTCATCAAAGAAGTATTGCAGAAGATATTGGCAGCATGGATCAAAATGAGGACTGGGATATTCCACAAACTACAATTACCCCAACCTCCTCAAGAAGAGAAAGTGGAGAAGGTAGTGATGTTAAGCAAGCGCCGCAAGCAAAGATCACGCCAGAAGATTCACCTCAAGAAGTAAGTGGTAAACGTGGTAGATTTAGGCAGCCAACTCGTGAGGAGCTTATAGCTCTTCGCTCGTATACTAGACCATGGGAACAGCGAGCACGAGAAGCTGCAAGATTACAAGCTGATCCATCAAAAAATCCAGTACTTGCTCACCAAGGAAATATTATTGAGGCGAGAAATAAAGCTTATGCAGATAGGAGAGCTGCCTACCAAAAACTTATTTCTTCTGATGAGTATCGAAATGCCGACCCAATAACCCAGATGGAGATGGATGAAAAATTTGAGGCTGACTGGCGCGCAAAAAATCCAGATTATCTCATCAACGCGATGCAATCTCATCATGCTGCACATGAGAAAGGTAAAAGTGCAAAGGATCTACATGCGGCAGCAAAAGACGCAAAGATAAAAAGTATTATTTCCGGTGGAACTCATGATCCAGATGCTTTTTCTCTTGAAGAAGGCTTACAGCATGTTGGAGGAGTTAAAGGCGAAGATGGAACTGAAGGTTTTATCCAGCACGATCCTGCCAGTTCTTTTGCTATGGGCAATCAGGACTTTATCAAGCAGTATGCTAAAGAATACAATTCGAAAGCTAAAAAGCCTTTAGACATCAACGAGATGATGGATTATAACGAGGGATCTAAAAGAGATATATCGAGAATATTAGGTCCTGCTCCTGCTAAAGATCAAAAGTTTGAAGAATTCTTCTCGCATTATTATCCTTTGATCGGAATGAGTGCTCATAGAGTTCTTAAGAAGTTAGGTTTAGATCATAAACACCCAGACGTAGATATGTCAATGTTGCATGAAGCTGGTATGCACGGCTTAATTCAGGCCATTAATGATTACGATCATGATAATCCTAGTAAAGCTAGTTTTGCTACTCATGCCGCAAATAAGATCAGAGGATTACAGCTAACTGCGATGCGAAATCAAGACGCAATACCTGCAGAGATAAGGCAGGCCCAAAAGAAATTTGTTTCTCAAAACAGAGTTAAGAAATTATTGTCTGAGAGTAGGCATCCAGATATTCAAAACATAAATGATCGAATTAAGCGCATAGATGCTCAAAAATCTCCTACTACTACTAGTACTAGTACTACTAAAACAATTATAAGAAGACCTGCTGCTACGGCATCTGTGGCGCCTACAGCATCTACAGCACATTCGCCGGCACCACCATCACCACAACAACAATCTATGCCAGCGACTACGCCACCTAAAATAAAGATACCTACAGGGGGAAATCAAAATGGCAATTAATAAAACACCAACTCACACACCCTTTCCAGCATTTGAGATAGACCAAGAAGGCGCTCTTAACAGATATCTTCCTCTTCCAACACCAGCATCA